CGACGGCTACGGCTACGGCTACGGCTACGGCGACGGCTACGGCGACGGCGACGGCTACGGCTACGGCAACGGCGACGGATTTTAGCAGATTACCAGAAAGGAGACAAATGAATGAGCAACCAGAGCAAACAGGTGTCAAAACCTACCTTATCGGCTGTAATTGCCAAAACTGCGGGCATCGGTTCAACGAAAGAATCATCTTTGGTCATACGAGGCCAGATAAAACGCGATGTCCCAGGTGTGGCTGCATGGCCTATACATATGCCGTCCACGATACCGACACTACCCTTGCCCAACTCAACGCAGAATTAACCAGGAAGGAGTAACTATGACCCCAACCCCAGAAGCCAAGATGGAGGAACCAACCGATAAAGTGTGGGAGTTAGCAGAAAACGCTTTACCAGTAGATCACACAGGCTTACCAGGTGGCAGAAATAGAGAGTCTCATGTTCAAGAGACTGTAGACCTCATTACCGCCGCCAAACAAGAAGGCTACGAGGAAGCGATGGGCGGTATCGTTAGCGGCAAGATTGACAGTAATACATTGTACAGGCGTTCGTTTGAAGCTGGATACGAACAGGGCAGGAAGGATATGCAGCACGAACTAGCCATTTCCGCTGGATCGTATGAGGCTAGAATATCCCAGATGGTTACGGCGCACCTAGCAGGCGTGAAGGAGGCTTATGCCCAGGGCTATCGGGACGGAGCCATACAGGAAGGAGGGGAAAGGGGATGAACTTTTCTTGTAAGGTCTGTGGCCGTAGACTCTCAAAGTACTACCGTAAAGACACCTGTCAAAAGTGCTTGCCCCCGCCAGTTGTCGCCTTGAAAAAAATAAGAGCCAAAAAAGTAGCGGCAAGGAAGATAGACTACCAGTGGCTTTACCCCGTCATGACAGACTACAGGGCATACCAGAAGGCTGTCCGAGACACAAAAAAGGCCCACATAGTTTTATGCAGAGAAGCAGGGATGAGCATGGAAGATATAGCGCAAGAAATGGGAGTTTCTAGGCAGCTTGTGTACGAACTGTTAAGGAAGCTACAAGACCACCCAATCACTAACAAGGAGAAATGAACGATACACCACGGTTCCAATTTGGCAACGTCGTTGTGGTAGATAAAAACCTCATTGGCTGTATTGTCAAAACTTGGAGCGGCAACAAGATTAGAGAAATACACTACGATGTCTACGTGAGAAGCCTTAACGGAATTTATGAATATGACGAGAGTCAGATTAAGCACTTTGTTTATGATAAGGAGCTTACCGATGAAGACATGGAATACCAGAACTAACAGCAAGGAATGAGCAACTACTATCAACTAGCCCTCTGCCCTAAGTGCGGTGAAGAAACCAAGCACGCCTTCCTAGACCTACGCCGCAGTGGGAAGCGCAGCCCAAAAGGGGGATACTACAAAATGGTCTGCCAGAAGTGCGGGTATGAGCGGTGGGAAAATGAAGAAGAAAGTCAACCTAAACAACCGTAATGAGCGCAAATAACATCATTAAGATTATCGAGGTTGCAAAGGGGAGAAAGTGAGTATCAATGAAAAAGTACATAAAAAGCTCGCCGTGGTTTTTAAAGCGTATGTTTCCGGCGCAAGTTAAGGTTAAGGAAAAACTACCTCAGGCAGATGAAAAAGAAATGTTGGAAATTATTAATGAATCGTTTGATAAGGATAAATTGAGCATATGAGGCCTATTGTTAAAAAGGTGCTACAGGAAGAAGTTATAACTAGCCAGGATTTTGCTATACAAAATAACTTTTCTAAGTCGTATATCCGATCTAAGTGTAAAAATGGTACACTTGAAGCGGTAAAGATCGGTAATGTCTGGGTCATTGATAAGGAAACTATCTATAAGCCTAAGTTATGAAACGTTATATTTTTCCACTAGTTGTATTACTTTTAATTTTAACCGCAGGAACAGTTATGGGGACTTTCAGCGATAACTTACGCAAACCAGTTGTATCAGAAAAAGTATTGATTCCTGACCCTGTCTTGATGACGTCTATACCAGAAGAAAAAGTACTTCCAGTTGCCGAAAAAGCGCCTGAACCAGTCAAAACTGCCATTCCTACTTTAGAACCAGAAAAGACCAACCAAACAGCAAACCAAGTTTTAGAGATAACACCCGAACCAGCCAAAGAAGTAACCCCGGAAGCGACAGTAATGCCTGAACCAGAGCTGTTGTGTGGCGATCTGGTAAGTAATATTGAACCTAGAAAGGTTAGTAAAGGTGAAGTTATTAATCAAATAAAGGGATCAAAGAAGACGCTACTTGTTACGGCATTTAAGAAGTCTGGGGATACTCAGGAACGGGTAAATGTTATAGATTTGGTGAAATCTGTATATATCGGGTATATATTTAACTTAGATATAGCGGGGGATAGCCAATTGCAAGGTGAAAGTATACTTTCGCTTACCGACGGGTACTTAATGTATGAACTAGACATGTCCCCACACGGGTTTATTCAAATTGTGGAATCAGACTGCGTATATTATCAATATTGGTCAAAATGATCTGTAAAAACTGTGGTTCAATCACTACCAGGATTAAGTCTTACGCCAACGGGTCGGAGCGGTGTCATAAATGCGGGGGATTTTCACCGGCGGGTGGCCCTAAGGTTGACGGTTCATTAACTAGGGCCAGTTTCAGGGTAAGAACAGACGCTGTTAAGTTTCAAGGCGACACATTGCCAGCACACCAATTTAACAAGATGACGAAGCGTTGGGAAGTAAACCCAGAGTTTGTAAAGTTAAACCCTGATAAAGCTCCGGACTACTACACTGCGCAAGAAATGAAGGAAGCAAATGTTCCGAAACTGAAAGAACATAAGGAAAAGCTAAATGCAAAGGCTGAGCAAGAAAAGGTTGAGTTTGTTGGTGACACCCAATCTGGGATCGAAAAAGTAATTAAAGAACTGTGAAGCCAGGGTATTTTGTTGTAGTTGGGGTTTTAATTTTGTTATACGGACAGTTTTATTACCCCTTAGAAAAGTATCGCAAGCTTGATAGGGTGCTGAATGAGGTTTCCCAAGAAACGTATGATGTTAAAAACAACAACTGTGTCGATATGTCTAGAAAGGCACAGCATGAGCTGGAAAAGGTAGGTATCCCAGCCAACGTAGTTATTACGCAGAAAAAAGACGAAAAGGTGCTACACGCCTATGTTTCGGTGTGGTTCGAAACGAGAACAGGCCAATTTGGGAACAATGCGTATAGCTACCTTACGGATGAACGTGATATGGTTTATGAAAATAGTAAGTATATAGTCAAATGATTTGTGATACCTGTTTAGTACCAATGCATCAAAAGAAGGACGGGACAAAGTTCGTCGGTGGTGGAAAAATAACCAACGACGAATATTTCACCTGGTCAGTTCAGGTTTGTCCTATTTGCGGAAAGGAAGTTGAGGAAGCTTATTCAGCCGTAGTTAAAAAACATGGAAAGCGTAGCCGATCAAATAGCTGAGGCAGTGGAAATAGCAGGGTCAATCGCCTTGCTACTGCTCGTGGTTATGTTGGGGGTTTTGCTTTCGCCTGTGTACATTTTAATAAAAGTATCTAAGGCCATATCCCGGTTGTGATATAGTTGGCGTATGCGAGTATCAAAGTACGCCACGCCTAAAAAGTATTCTGTTTCCCAGGTTATTTTATATATACTGTGGAAGTTATTTCGCTCACTCAGTCTTCTTGTGTTACACTATGCATACAAACTGCTAAAGTGGTTCTGGAATCACATTGTCCTAGAATGGTTTAAAACTGGGGACGGACAATGGCTAGGAAGCGGACGCAGATTTGACTAGACCGTTTTAAACAGGCATATGTCAAAAAGGGTGGACTGGCTAAAAGCTAAAAAATATTACTTTCAGTCTGTGGATGTGACGCTACAAGACGTTGCTAATAAGTTTGGTATTACCCGTCAGCATGTAAGCCTTGTCTCTAATCGAGAAGGATGGAAAGAACAACGCTTTGAGATATTACAGAAAGCAGACGAGAAAATGGTTGAAGCTGCTCCTGACCGAGTGAGCGCAACAAAAGAAAAGCATTTTCTGGCGGCTGAAATGATGATTGATCTGGCGATTGAATCCTTGAAAGAAATGGATCAGCGGGGAAAGAAACGGATTAGACCAAAATCGGTATTTGATATTCAAGCGCTTATACAAACCGCTACCAATGTCCAGCGTAAGACCCTAAACCTTGAGGAAGAAAAGCCGCCGATCCAACCGATAATGATTATGTTTGGGAACGCCTCTGGGAACGTTGTTAAGTTAGAACAGATTAAGTAATGGTTGAGCCACTTGTTAAAAAAATTATTCTTAACGACCGACAGCTTGATTTTATGTACCTGCAAAGCTCATACCAGGGGTACGGTGGGGCTAAAGGTGGTGGCAAGTCTTTTGCAGTACGGGCTAAAAAGTTAGCTAGACGATCAAAGTATGCAGGTTCTAAGGGTCTTACCTTGCGCCGAACATACCCTGAGCTTGAGCGTACTCATATTTTACAGATCGTTACGGAGTGGGCTGGGCTTGGAACCTGGAAGTCTAAGGAAAACCGCTTCTATTTTTGGAACGGTTCGTTTGAGGAATTTGGTCACTGTCAGTACGAAAAAGACGTTGGCAAGTATCAGGGAGCTGAGTACGACGATATAGCGATTGATGAGGCCACTCAGTTCACTGAATTTATGATTGAGACTTTTCGCACCAACATGCGTACTACCAGGACTGACCTTGAAACCCAGATGTATTTAACAGCCAACCCAGGAGGCGTAGGGCATGGGTATTACAAGCGGAGGTTCATTGATAACCTTCCAGGGTCAAAGTGGTATGACAAAAACTATACTTTTGTACCGGCTAAGGTGTACGACAACCATATTTTAATGCAAGCTGACCCTGACTATGTTAAAAAACTTGAGTCGCTACCTGAAGCGCAGCGTAAGGCTTTTCTAGAGGGGGATTGGAATATATTTGAAGGACAGGCTTTGACTGAGTGGAGGCCTGAGAAGCATATCCAACCAACCTTTCCGTATTCGCTTGACGCTTGCAAAAAAATAATAAGCTTTGACTGGGGGTATAATGCGCCAGGGTGTGCTACATGGATTGCCTTTGCACCTGAAAATAGGTATGGAATTAGAAGGGCGTACGTTTATCGTGAGTTATATCAGAACATGAAAACGCCTGAACAGTGGGCGGAGCAAATAAAGTTGTTTGTGAGGATTGAGAAAGTTGACTACATGGTACTGCCGCATGACTGTTTTGCAAAGGTACACGGGAGGCCGTCTATTGCGTCAGTGTTTGAAGCTTCCTTTGGTGACTATTGCCGGATCAGAACCGGCGAAACCTTAGTACGAGGGGCTAGGCATATGCGGCTTGCTATCTTGCACAACTGGCTTGCTGAGTCACCTTTAGAGCCAGGGCGTCCCTTACTCACGTTTTCCCCTAAATGTGTGAACACAAACCGTACTTTGCCTGAGCTGATTATGTCGGACAATGACCCAGAGGATATTAACACCGATGGCGAAGACCACGCATTTGACTCGCTCAGTCTAGGTCTTATGACCGAATCTGGGGATACGTCACGTGGTGGTGGGGCAGTGAAGCAGGAAAGGGGTAGGATGGCTGTTCAGCGAGTATTCAAGACCAACGATGATGGACTGATTAAAACACCTGACTTTGTTGAGCATTTTAGAGATGAGCTTTCGTATAAGCGCCGCTAGTATTGTTTAGTTTTTAATTTAAGAAGTATAATACACCTATGTTAGCACCACACCTTAAAACCGGCGAAAAACCACCAATCCTGGTTATTCTGGACTTTAGCGCACCTAAGACCTTGAAAAAGTTCCACTGTCCGATTTGTGGCAAAGTAGCCTTTGAATACTGGGACGAAATTAGGGCGATGGTTCCAGGAAGCCCCAGCGACAAGGACGCACATATGCTCGACCTTCGAGGTGTGATCCAGTGTTCCGGAACAATCCAGGCAAAGATAGACAATACTTTTATTAATACCCGCTGCAAAGCTAAGTTCTTTATCTAATGGAAGACCTAATCCCCAATCTGCCAAGCGCAGAACAGACGCAAGTTGATGAGGCCATAACAATAAGCCCCCAGCTTAGGATTGACTACAAGGACGGTGATTTGCTGTACATTATCGACCAGAAAATAAAAGAAGCTACCACTTACTACAAGGACAAAATTAAATTAGATGAGCGTCGCAAGCGTAACGAAAACTACTGGCTAGGCAAGCAGCACGATGAAGGCCAGATGTACGACTTCGAACTAGCCCGAAAGTACACTGACAACGTTATCCACCGCAACACTGAGAACAGAATTATCCTGGCCGCTTCACGCATGCCAGATATTACGGTTATTCCTGAAAGCCAAGACCCACAAGCTTTGGAAGACGCCAGGGACGTTGAACAGGATTTGGACTATATTGTAAAGTCCGACATGACCAAGCGTTTGATGAAAAACGTGCTTAGAGACTTGCATATTAACCTACAAGCCGCAGTTAAGGTGCGCTGGGACGAAAACAAAGGTGACAAAGGCGATATCGTTTTTGAACGGGTACACGTGAACAAGCTAGTGACTGACCACACTGCTACTATTCCAGAAGACGGATATTCGGCTGATAATATGGAGTTTGTGGCTGAATGGATTGAGGAACCGCTTTCTTTGGCTATTTCTAAGTTTCCCAACAAAAAGGATGACCTGCTGGCTAAGTTTGGCTTTAAACAAGGAACTGACCGCCAGTTGCAGTCCAAGATTCGATATCGTGAAGTCTGGGCCTCCTGGTACTCAAACACCGGAAAACTAGAGGAAATTGTTTTCTGGCGCTATCAAGACTTGATTTTGGGCAAGTCTAAGAACCCTTACTATTCGTATTCAGGTGGTAAAAACTTCTTTGAGCGTCCCAGAAAGCCCTACATTTTCCCCTCATACGAAAACTTGGGCTACAGTCCAGTGGAAGACACCAGCCCGATTGAGCAAACCATTGACCTACAAAATACTATCAATCGTCGAGGTATGCAGATTACCTTGATTAACGATCGTTCCGTTCCTAAGAACGTTTTTGCCGGAAAGTATATTGACAAGGGTGACGCTCGCAGGGTAACCCAAGACCCAGACGAATCTATCTGGCTGAAAGACGCTGAGGATGTGCGTCAGGCTTTTACGACGATCAACGCCCCTACTGCTAACCCTGGCCTGTACCAAGACCAGGCTGCCAATCGTATGCAAGCTGATTCGCATTTTGCTACTCATGGAACGACCCGAGGTGAGCAAGTAGCCCAAGAATCAGGTATTTCTAAGCAGATTACTCGTGAAGGTGATTTAACTATCTCAGACGATATTTCCAACATTGTGGTGCAACGGGTTGTCTCTGAAATGGCTGGCTGGGCTTTGCAGATCAAAAAAATGTACTACGTGGTTGATCCTACACAACCAGAGGTGCAGGAATGGGTGACCAAGATTCCAGGCCCAGACCAGGAGTTCAAGACTATTACCATGAATCAAGATAAGATTCACGACGGTATTTCGGTCTATATCAAAGCTTCTAACGTCGACAAGCAAGCTCGGGTCTCACAGGCCCTAGAACTGGCTCGGATTAAGTCGATTGACCCGTATACCTTATTCGAGGAAATGGACGTTCCTAACCCCAAAGAACGCACCAAGCGCTTGATGTTATTCTTGGGTGGTGGTGGGCCAAACGGTGACGGATTCGCTCGGTATATGCAAGACTTAAAGATTGAACCAACGGCTGAGGCTGGACTAACGCCCACAGAAACGCCACAGGTAACCCCAGAAGATGCGCCTGGTATGCCTCCTGAAGGAATGCCACCAGCAGCCCCTGAACAGCCTGAACCTGCGCCACAAGACCCAGCCCAAGACCAACAGAAAGCTGAACAAGACATTCAAATGATCTTGCAGGGTGAAATGCCAGAAATTCCAGAAACACCTTCTGAAACGTATGTTTCGGTGATTGCGGCCTTTGTTTCAAGCCCTCAGTTTGACGAGCTGACACCTGAGCAACAGCAAGCGATACAAGGGTATATCCAGACACTCAGCCAGTTAGTTGACCAGCAACTCGGCGGAAGCGTACAATAGAAACATAAGCATATCTTATGCCACTTCCAAAATCCAAAGACGTCGGCAAGACCTATAGCAAGCTGAAATCGGAAAAGCCCAACATGCCTAAAAAGCAGAAGGTGGCTATTGCCTTGTCCAACGCTCGCAAGAACGGGGCGGATATTCCTAAGAAATCAGTCAAAGAAGTTATGCAGGAGCAAATGAGCCGTTTCATGCCAAAGAAGTGAAATACGAAAAACTTCCTAAACCACGTCCTAGCTTAATGATTGACAGCGACTATCTGCCAGAGATTGAAAAGTGGGACGTTGGCAAAAAGTATACCTTGACCCTCGATGTACAAATGACTGAGAAAAGCAAAGGTTCTGAATATGAGGATGAAAAGGAAGATTGCACCCATGCTAGGTTAAAGGTACTAAGTGCCGTTGCTACGTCTGGTAAGGACATATCACGTTCTGATAAGATGAAAGCCCTAGAAAAGAAAGCCAAAGACTACAGTTAAGTTCACTAATATGGCTCGAAGAACCCGCCAAGCGCAGGTAGCCGAAGAACAACAAGCCCTGGAAAGTATAATCGGTAACGACCCGTCAGAAAGCGAGGTTTTAGCCGAGGTTTTTCCTGTACAGCCGGAGCCGCCGCCTGAGATACCGCCAGACTTTGATCCTGAAGTACGGGATATGATGAGGAAAGACCTGTACCGCAAGATGTACGGAACCGAGGAACCAACTAAGTATGAACGCAGTATATTATCACTAAAAGAAAGGGCTGACTATTATGCCACCCATCGTACCAACTGAAGACCCTAACGCACCTGTTGTACCAGTCGTTGAAACACCAGAGGAAAATAAGCCGGATGAGCTGACTGAAAAGCTTGATTCCTTCATGGAAGGCGTTAGCGAAAAACTAGGTGAACTAGAACAGAAAATGACGCCGGTTACTCCTGATCCTCCGGTTGACCCTGAAGACGATCCTGATTTAACACCGCCAAAAGACTGGAAGGTTGCCCGTCAGGAAATGGATGAACGAGCGAGAAAGACCGCCCGTGAGGAGTATGAGTCTATCCGAGCTGAGGAAAAGCGGCTTGCGGATGAGGAAAAAGCCTTACAGGAGGAAACAAACAAGCAGTTTGATGACCAGCTTGTTGAGTTAGAGGGAAAGGGTTTGCTTCCCCAGATCAAAGACCCGTCTAGTGATAGCGACCCAGGCCGGATTGCTCGAGCTAAACTGTTTTCATTTGCGGCAAAACTGCAAACTCCTAACTTGGTGGAAGTAGCCAGCACTTTGAAAGCGATTGAGGACAGCGGGCAAGAATACGACTACCGAACCCAGGAATTTACGTCTAAAAAGCCTTCTGTAGCTACGCCTCCGTTTGCTCCGGTTGGGTCAAGTTCAGCTAGAAGTGGCTCACCAGCTACCGGCGGCATGGATTACAAAACAATCCACAACGCTAGAAGCTTAGATGATGTTATTGACGCATATAACCAAAAACAATGAACGAACTAATCGGTAGGATTGAACGCTTTAAGAAAGACGTTTACATGCAGTTGCAAGTTACTAATGAACTGAGAAACCAAATCGGCATGAGTAAGGGCGGTCGTGAGCTGTCTATAGTAGTAACTAAGCTGCAAGAAACCCTAATGTGGATAGATCAGATGATTTTTATCCTGAAAGACGATGAATAACCGATCAGGTATTGACACCGAGTTGTTAGGAGCCTTACACTAGAACCAGAACGCTTAAAGCAGTCCAGACCTATTTTGGGCTGCTTTATTTTATTGGGCTAATAGAAAGAATATGTACTTCTCAGAGCGAGTCTTAGCACTCACCCAGGACGCACTGCTACCAAAAGTGGTAGACAATGTGCTAGGTTCCAACATTTTATCCCTTCGTCTAATTGGACGAGGTAAAAAGGGTAAAGGAACAGATATTAAAAAGGCGATTAAGTACCAGAATTCTGGTGCTGGTACGTCATTTAGCGGTTTGGACACCTTCACGGCGTCACAGTTGAACACCAAAGTCCGGATGTCTTACGACATGCGTGGTGTTCGTCAGCCGGTTGCCATTTCCGGTATGGAAGCGGTAGCCAATTCCGTTTCTGAAACTCAGGTTACTGACCTGGTGAAAGAAGCGGTCGAGGAAACCGAACAAGAATTGATGGACTTGGTCGGAACGCAGCTTTACGGTAACGGTACTGGTAACAGTAACAAAGACTTGATTGGTATCAACGCTATTGTTGATGACGGCACAGAAGTTTCCACAATTGGAGCTTTGTCCCGCACAACCTACCCAGTCTTGAACGCTACCCGCACCGCTTCCGGTGGAACCCTGTCCCTTTCGGCACTGTCGACCCTCGAGTCTGCGGTTTCGTCTGGTTCTGGTATGACTACCCCAACCCTAAAGATCACCACTGAAACAGTGTGGGACTTATACGAGCAACTGCTTGTTCCTACGGTTCGGGAAACCTACTCCCAGATGGGTTACTACAAAGTCGGTATGGGTGATATGCAGCGTGGTGAAGGACTTTCCGGAACTCACGGTTTTACAGCTTTGTCTCACAAGGGAAACCCTGTAGTTAAGGACGAAAAAGCCACTGCTCAGACGTGGTACACCTTAAACGAAAACTGGCTTGACTGGTACGGCTGGAATGCCGCTGGAACCTTTGGTTATCAGAATATTAGTCTTGGCTCAACCACGATTGAAGGTCAACACGCTGAACCACCAATGAGCCAGAACACTGGTTTCAACTGGTCTGGTCTGCGTGCGCCTGACAATCAGTTTGGTGGAATTGCCGACATTATCTTGCTCGGTAACCTAACTTCCTTCCAACCACGCCGCCAGGGTCGCTTGACTGGTATTCAGAACGTTTAATTTTATAAGTTTTAAAGAACTATTATGAAACTAGAAGGCGTACCTTCTATCATCACGATAGACCCCTTCACTCAGGAGGAATCCGCTGCTGAAGATTTGGGTCTAGGTGTATATTTAGCTGACCGTCGGGCGTTTCGTTACGCAAAGGTCGGCGCAAGCGATGTGAGCAAGGGTAAGTTGCAGACTGCCCCAGCTCCTAAAACCAATCACCATAATGTAGCGGTTGCTGCTGCGGCTGCGATTGGTGCAAAGCAAGTTACGGTGACCCTCGGGGCTACGTCGGCTGTTGCTAACGAATACTCAGAAGGTTATCTGTGTATCAACGACAACACCGGCGAAGGCCAGACCTACAAAATCGCTGGTCACCCTGCTGCTAACTCGTCTGCTTCCTTAGTAGTTACCTTAGCTGACCCATTGACGGTCGCTTTGACAACCACTTCTGAAGCTTGTCTAGTACACAACGGATTCAACGGTGTGATTGAAGGAACCTCGGTTACGATTCGTCCGGCTGGTGTTCCCCTCATTTCTTTGACTGCTGCCTACTTTGGCTGGGTACAAAGCAAAGGTGTGGCTTCCGTCCTGTGTGAGACCGCAACTACGCTTGGCGCTAAACAGAAGTCTTCTGACTCAGTTGCCGGTGCAGTTGAGGACTTAGCAGACATTCTTGGTGCTTCCGGTGAAGTTGAAGTAGGAACTGCTTCGATTATGGCCGGTGTAGACACTGAGTACCGCCCAATCGTCTTAACTATCGACTAATGAGCTTAAATCCCTTTCACAAAGACGGCGAGGAAACTCCCACTGAGGAAGTGGACACTGAAGTAATTGAAGCTACTCCGGAGGAAACTCCGGAGGTAGCCGAGGAAGTGGCTGTTGAAGCTGAGGCCCCCAAAGGCCCCGCTCGTAGCGGTTGTAAGTACTGCAACAACACTGGACTAGAACCCAATGTTGCTTTATCTGAGGCTGGGGTTTGTCCCAAGTGTGAAGGTAGTCCGTTTGGAGTTTAATTATTTTAACGAGTTGACGAGAACATGCCGTAAGGCTTTTCAGGACTCAGAAAGGTAACTATGGGAAAAGCACGAGATTATATCCCTGCTTTAAAATACGGTCACAAGATCGTACCGGAAGATTTAGCTGGCATGATTGGTCTGCCGTATGTGGGTAAAGTCATTTATGTTGACCCTACAAATGGTAGCGATTCGTCCGGAGGTAGCTCACAAGCTGACGCTTTTCTAACGGTTGCTGCGGCTTACGCTGCGGCTACGTCAGGAAACCATGATGTGATTATTATTGCCCCTTCTGGTGGCACTGGTCGCACATCTGAAAGCACAGCGATTACCTGGGCCAAAAGATTTACCCACCTTATTGGAAACGCTGCACCAACGGTGCAAGACGCTCGGGCTGGTATCAGCTTTGCAGTTGGTGGTTCGCTGACTATTTCTGAGAATGGCTGTATTTTCAAGAACCTTACTTTAGCGAGTACAGAGGACATTAACGTTCCTGTAACTGTTTCTGGGGATTACAACTCCTTCATCGGGGTTGACTTCAAAGGAGCAATGAACGCTACCGCCGGTGATGACGCTGCTTCTCGGGTCTTAGTCTTAGATGGCGCACAGGAAAACAGTTTCGTTGGGTGTACCTTCGGTTCTGACACTTTTATGCGCTCCACCACGAACGCCACGCTTGAATTTGCCAACGCTGCTTCTAGAAACGTCTTTACGGACGCTCGGTTCATTATGGCGGCTGACAATGTAGGCCCAAACCACGTGTTATTTACTGGAACCTCCGCTATTGACCGTTGGGTTGAGTTCAACAACTGTCTCTGGTATTCCTTCTGGACAAATGACGCTGACAAGGTAACCCACGCCTTAGACTTAGCTGCTCAAGCTGCCACTGGTCACGTTTTGATGACTGGCCGGCAACTCCTAGTTGGTTTTGATGACTGGGAAGCTGCTGATTCTGGCCGAATGTACTTTGAACCTGCGTCTGCTACTGCGAACGCAATCGGTATCGGTATTAACCCGAATGTCTCCTAGCCGTGAGACTTGGAGCCCTTCGGGGCTTCAGCTTCATTACTAAACAATCATAATGGGCGTACTTAATTCACTCGGGATTTCAACCTTCACCAGCGTTGTGTCTGGTGAGCTTCAAGGGTCTGCAACGGCTTTGCAATTGCCTGATGTACGGTGCAAATTGGTTAAATTCAAAGCCCTGGCGAACAATGCCGGAAACGTCTATCTGGGAGCGGCTGGGGTTACGGTAGCGGACGGCACAACGGACGTCACTTCGGGTCTACAAATCGCCCCAGGTAACGAATCCCCCTGGCTGCCGATCAGCAACCTGAATCTTTTATATCGGATTTGTGATAACGCTGGGGACGATCTGACCTACTTAGTCCTGCGGTAATGCTTGATTTACTGACTTTACTGGACGAAAAACCAGTTGGCGCACCGGCGTTCTTTTCGCTTTCACCTGTCACAGTCAAGGGGGGTGTTTCTCGGGTGATTGACTCGGCTACGGGGGATATTGCCAGAACAACGAGCGGGTTTGTTGAAGATGAAAAGTACGGGTGGTATGCAATACCGGCTGCGGGAACGACAAGCTTTGAATTTGACAGTGCAGTTACAAGAACCGGCAGATTAACACTAAAATTAACAACAACCAGTGCAGCGGGTAGGGGTCGTTTTTTACAGGGTGGAAACCTTGATTCCGGCGTTGCTTCAACGGAAGCAATCGTAAAAAAGTTTGGTACTCCTATTACGGCTGGAAGGTCGTATAGGTTAAGGTGCTATGCAAAAACAGATAGTGTAGCTTCTAATTCTGTATACCTTGATTTTGGGGCTTGGACTGCGGCTGGAGCTATTGTTAACGTCACTGGTTCAACTACAAACAAACTTACAGGAACAAACGACTGGACACTGTTAACGTCTACTTTTACGGCCCCAGCAACTTCTGTTTATGGAGCGGCTAGACTTTTTGTGAATGTAGCTGGTGACGCACAACAAGCCTGGTTCGACGTCAACTCAATGACCCTAGAGGAAGTCTCAACCATCACCAACCCTGGCACTGTCAGCGCTTACCTATACCCCAAGTTCACAGCGGTTACGAGTACGGATAACATAGATCAGGCACAAAGTACCCAGGCTTCTGCTCAACAAATAGGAAACCAGGGTGGCACAAATAGACAAAAAGCACAGCAGTTTTTACCAACAAAGAAAAACTTTACAGGGGTTAAGTTTTACAAAGGGTCCTCTGTTGGAACCCCAACAGGCAACCTTGTTTTTGAAGTGGTTGCAGATAACGCTAATGTTCCATCAAACACTGTTTTAGCTACAAAAACTTATACATTAGCTGAGTGGAATGCCCTTTCAACTGGATTAAACACAATAACTTTTAATACTAACCTGACCTTAACTATAGATGGGTCAACTAAGTATTGGATAAAAGCATACAGCACAAACCCATCTGAAAGCACCGATAATTACTATATTTTAGGGTCAGACGGAACCGGTTCATACACGGGTGGTTTACTTGCTTCCTCAAGTAATGCCGGAAGTACCTGGTCAACTGTCACAAATAATGACCTCACATTCCAGACATTATATTCTAAAAACTCCACCAACTTCACCGTAGCTACGGACACGCAAACTCTATCCTACACCGCACCTACTCCTGACGGCTGGCCAAATGGAACTATACTCAACAGCTCAGATTTAGGACTAACCCCGCTTAAACTTGCACCAGGTGTGAATAACATCTATTACTCGTCAAACGGCCCCGCTACGGCTGACGGGACGGTTGACCCAAGTTTGCAAGGAACGATTGGAAAGGTCTAGGTATTGCGTAACCCACGAGTCAGGTCGTATACTATACTTACAATTTATTAATAAGCGCATTTAACATGCCACAGTCTCACACGCAGGACATTTTAATAGTAAAAAATATAGATAAGGCCCCGTTTAAGGTAATATCAGATATTGTGCAGAAACCACACACGGTTTTTGACCCAGCAGGACAGCCTATTTCAACGTACTACGAGGATATTATTGAGGAATGGAACACAGAAAAGGGGTTTAAAGTAAAATGGGGTGGAAAGTCTCAAGTGATTAAAGTGGGGGAAAAGAAACTAATGCCCCGCTTTTTGGCTGAACACTTTGCAAAACACTTAGCAGATCACATTTTACAGAAAGAAGCTGAAAGAACAGGGAATAAGGCTAAACCAATTGACGCAGTTTCCCGCAAAAAAGTCTTGCAAAGCATCGTAGTTGGGGTGTACTCCTACTACCTTTCAGATGATGAAGTAGACGAAGCTATGGAAGTGGTAAATCAGGTTGAGACATTGAATAAGAACTTTAAAGACAAGGATGAGATCAACGGCGGTGAATACAAAAGCGAGTTAGACGATCTGGGACTAGAAAAGGTTGACGAATTTGACGCTGAGGAAGACGAAACTACTGACCTTCCACCTGAGACTTCGACCGTCGATGTAAAGAAAGCAAAAAAGGGAAACCTGAACGACAAAGACGCTTGGCCTGAGATTGACGAACTGAAAGAACAATGTGAAGCAATGGGAATTGAAGTCAGCGGAAAAGAAACCGCCGAGGAACTGGTTGGTAAACTAAAAGCCTTCGCATAGTGATATACTGGCGGTATGAGTACTTGGAATCCCATTACACCAACCGCCGCTGGCTGGACGAAAGACGCTGAACTGGACGCTACCAGGGTTCTTTATGACGAACACATCTTGTATGATGACCCGCTTACTTTTTACAACGGTGTTGATTCAGATTTAATCAATGAGGAAAAAACAGATTGGGATTCGGTTACTCCTACCGCTTCTAGCTGGACAGCAGTATAAGCAAGGGAATATACTTTAGTTATGCCTACATCATTTCCTTCAAGCCTAGATAGCCTGACAAATCCAAACGGGACAACTGACTATTTGGATACGGTTCCACATGGAGCGCAACACGCTAACGCAAATGACGCCATCGAAGCGTTGGAGGCGAAGGTTGGGGCAGATAGTTCAGCGGTTACCACAAGTCACGATTACAAGCTTAGTGAGATTACAAGTACTGACAAGGCTGTTGGGGAAACGGCCACCCAGACCCTGACGAATAAAACCCTGACAGCTCCAACTGTCACGACACCGGCAATAACGACACCTAGCTTTTCTGGGGTATACAGCGGCTGGGTTGGTGCTGGTGAAACGTGGGAATTTGGGAGCTGGGACAGCGCAGCAGTAACTGGCGTAATAAATACTCCTTCTGACGCTCGTACAAAGTACAGTGTGGGAATGCGGATTAGAATAAGCCAAGCAACAGGTGGCACAAAGTACGGGATTATTACAGTAGTGGCTGAAACCGCATTGACTGTCTATTTTGGGACTGACTACACCTTAAACAACGAAACAGTTTCCAGCCCGTTTTATTCGTCTCAAAAAGCACCTTTTGGGTTTCCCCTTGATCCTCTAAAGTGGTCAGTGAAAGTAACCGATACCACAGAAAGAAGCCAAGCCACTCCCACAGCCCTTACCTGGTACAACGTTGGCGGATCGGTTGCCCAAATTGTCGTTCCTATCGGTTCTTGGCATTTAAGCTACTTTGTGCGCCCTTACTGTTCAATGAATGCTGGCGGAACGCTCGCCATTGCTTCAACATTGTCAACGGACGATGACTCGGAAACAGATTTTTACATGACATGTGTCGCAACTATCAGTATTGGTGGCGCAACTTCACAACTTAATTCGACAGTATTTCACCGTTCAAAGTTTGTTACTTTAGCAGCAAAGGCAACGCATTACCTCAACCTTTTAGCAAATAAAAGTGCTGGAACCCTGGGGACGTTATATAGTGAAAATCAGGATAGCCCGCTTATTTTACAAGCCGTATGTGCCTACCTATAAAATACATTTATGATTACCTGGGACGAAAACATACAAGACTGCCAAGACCTAGCTTCCGATACTAACACGGCAACGCTGGCGTTTCTTAAACGCTGGATGAATAAGGGATATAAGAAAGTTTTAGGG